GCACAAGCATCAGGATATCATCGCGCATGACAAGAATCAGGATTTCAGGTCTCAGCACAAGCATCAGGATATCAGGGAGCAGCACAAGCATCAGGATATCAGGGCGCAGCACAAGCATCAGGAGATCGGGGCGCAGCACAAGCATCAGGAGATCGGGGCGCAGCACAAGCATCAGGATATCGGTCAATTGCAAGTTCAAATGGAAATTATGCATCAAGTAGTGTTTACGGTCAGGAATCAACCGCTATTGCTATCGGTTATAAAAGTAAAGCAAGGGGGGTGTTGGGGTGCTGGATTGTACTCGCAGAATTGGCGCAAGACGAAAATGGAAATTATCACATTATTGATCTTCAATCTGCAAAAATCGATGGTGAAATAATCAAGGCAGATACATTCTATCTATTGAAAAATGGAAAATTCGTAGAGGCTGATGAATGAGTATGTCACTGATTCTTATTCTCTCGATTCTGATTCCATTCATGGTCGTTGTATCAATCAAATCATACCAATGTTTTGCAGATGAAAAACGCATACGTCATGAAGAATTAGCGGATCGAAAAAATCAAGGAAGGAGATGGAACGATTGATGGAAGCAACAAACCCAAACAGACCGACCGCGTTTTGTCCGAAGTCATGCGCATTTCGGATTGTATGCGTCAGAAATCGTATTACTAAATATGGATTCATTCCGCCGTGAGAAGTGACAGAACAAAAAAGCGCTTCCCGACTGCAATCGAGAAAACGCAAATGAATTGGGTATTAGTTACCTTTATTGTAAATCAAAAATTATAAAAAGTAAAGGAGTATCTTCATGGAAAATTTCCAAATCACTTTAAACATCCCGGGGCTCGATGCCCTTATCTCAGCAATCAATCAATTATCAAATGGGGGTCAACCCAAAACCACCAATATCGTCAACTCAACCCCGGTAATGCCTCTGCCTTCAACTCAGATCCCGCAGCAGGAATATCAGCAATATATCAATAATTGTGTTGATCCCCCGATGCAGTATGCCCCCGCACCGCAGGTTACGCCGACTGTTCAGCAACCCGGGGCGCCTATGCCACAGATGCCATTACAGCAAGCACCGGCTCAGACCGCTGTACCGACCGAAATCCCGACCTATGACATTGCGTCAATCTCAAACGCCTGCGCCGCTTTGATGGACGCCGGAAAGAGAGCTGACCTGATGCAGCTACTTGGAAAATACGGAGCACAGGCGCTCACACAATTACCGAAAGACGCATACGGTGCATTCGTTACTGATCTGCGAGGCATGGGGGCGAAGATATGACGGGAGAACGGGAACACGCGCTGCTATCAGCTTCGGGATCCCACAAATGGCTGCATTGCCCCCCGAGCGCGCGTCTTGAAGACACACTGCCGGAAACCACATCGCAATACGCCGAGGAAGGGCGCCTGGCGCATGCGCTTTGTGAGTTGAAATTGCAAAAACAATACTGCAAGCCGATGGGTCCGAAAAAATACAAAGACGCACTGAAAGTGATACAGGATGATCCCCTCTACCAGGCTGAAATGAACACCCACGCAGAGACCTATTATCACCACGTGCAGAAAGTCATCCACGGTTTTAACAGCCCGCCTTATGTAGCAATCGAGGTAAGGCTTGATTACAGTCATATTGCCCCGGAAGGCTTCGGAACCGGTGACTGCGTCATAATCGGGGATAACACCCTTGTGATCATCGATTACAAATACGGTAAAGGAGTTCCCGTCAGCGCATTTGAGAATCCGCAAATGATGCTTTATGCGCTTGGTGCAATCAGACAATATTCTCTTCTCTATGACATCCGAGCAGTAAAGATGATGATTGAGCAACCAAGACTTGACAGCTTTACCGAGTATGTCCTCCCAGTGGAACATCTGATCGCTTGGGGAGAATCGATAAAACCGATTGCCCAAACAGCGTTCGACGGAAAAGGCGAGTTTCTGCCAGGCGAACATTGCAGATTCTGCAGGGCAAAAGGACTCTGCAGAGCCCGAATGGATTTCAACATGCCGCTCGAAGAATATAATCTTGCAAAACCACCTCTCATTACTCTTGATGAGGTCGGACAAATACTCAAACGCGCAAGAAACCTCAAAGCATGGGTTACCGATCTCGAAAGACTGGCGCTCAGCGCTTGCCTCGCCGGGGAAAATGTACCCGGCTGGAAAGCAGTCGAGGGGCGATCAACCCGGACATTCACGGACACTGATGCGGCTTTCAAATGGATCACGGACAACGGATATGATGAAGCGGTGCTGTACGAACGCAAACCGATCACGCTTACAGCCGTCGAAACACTACTCGGAAAACGCCCATTCAAAGAACTGATGAGTGAATACGTGACTAAGACACCCGGAACCCCGACACTCGTACCCGAAAGCGACAAACGCGAAGCGATCACATCCAAAACGACAGCGGCGGAGGACTTCGCCGAAACAAACGAATAAGGAGAAAATGAATTATGGCAAACAACAACACAATCACAACGGGACGCGTCAGACTGTCCTACGAACATCTTATGAAACCATTCGCAAATCAACTCGGCGCGGAAGAAAAGTATTCCGTTACCCTGCTTATCCCGAAAACTGACGTACAGACAAAACAGAGACTTGACGCAGCGATCCAAACAGCAATCAATGATGGCATCGCCAGCAAATGGAGTGGCGCAAGACCGCCGCAGGTACCCACCCCGATCCATGACGGCGATGGCGTGAAACAGAACGGCGAAGCTTATGGCGATGAATGTAGGGGTCACTGGGTCATGACCGCAAGTTCTAAAAACAAACCCGAAATCGTTGACGCAAACTTGAACCCGATTATCGACGCATCTCAAATTTATTCCGGTATGTTCGCGCGCGTATCAATAAGATTTTTCCCGTACAACTCGAACGGTAAACGCGGTATTGGCTGTGGACTCGGAAATGTGCAGAAGCTCGAAGACGGCGAACCTCTCGGTGGTAAAACGACGGCGGCGGAAGACTTCGGCGCCGCTGCAGCACCGTGGAATCAACCGGCGCCCCAGCAATATCAGCAACCATATTCACAACCGCAAGCGCAGTATCCGCAAACAGGTTACCCACCGCAAGCCACCTACCAGCAAGCACCGGTTCAACCGACCTATCAGCAACCGTACGCAGCGCCCCAGATCGATCCGATCACGGGCTTGCCGTTGACAAATCCGCCCGCAGGCGGCGTGATGGGGTTATAAAATGAATCACTTATCGATTGACATTGAGACCTATTCTTCTGTCGATCTGAAAAAATCAGGACTGTACAAATATGTGCAGTCCTCTGATTTCGAAGTGCTTTTGTTTGCTTACTCTTTGAACGGCGAACCGGTTCAAATACTTGATCTCAAATGCGGCCAAGCTATCCCCGCCCATATCCTCGATCTTCTATTTGACCCTGGATGTATAAAGCACGCTTATAACGCAGCATTCGAATGGTATTGCCTCAGTAAACATTTTGGCCGTTTACTTCCGATCAATCAGTGGCAGTGCACGATGTTTCACGGTCTGTACTGTGGATATACTGCGGGGCTTGCCGCTACAGGTGAGGCACTCGGGCTTTCACAGGATAAAAAGAAACTCGGAATAGGGCTTAGCTTAATTCGAACCTTTTGTATACCTCAAAAACCAACTAAGACAAACGGGAACCGAACAAGAATACTCCCGGAACACGAGCCGGAAAAATGGAACATATTTAAACGCTATTGTCTGCAGGATGTTGTAACGGAGATGGAAATCGAAAACAAGTTATCCGCCTTTCCTGTTCCTGATTCCGAACAATACCTGTGGCAGCTTGACCAATGGATCAACGCCCGGGGCGTTGCGATCGATCAGAACCTTGTCGACGGCGCACTTGCTATCGGATCCAAAGCAACAAGCGATTTAAAGAATGAAGCAAAAAAACTGACAGGGCTTGATAACCCGAACAGTGTCGCGCAGCTGCTTAGCTGGTACGAAGATGAGACCGGAGAAGAGCTGGAAGATTTGCGAAAAGATACGGTCAAATCATTACTTGTTGGTGACTTTGAAAGCCCCGCTGTAAAGCGCGTTTTGCAAATCAGACAGGAACTTGGAAAGACCAGTATAAAAAAATACGCCGCAATGCATGACGCGGTGTGCGCTGACGGGAGAGTCAGAGGGCTGCTGCAATTTTACGGGGCGAACAGAACCGGGCGTTGGGCGGGCAGACTGGTTCAAGTACAGAATCTCCCGCGTAACTATATTGAAACCCTCTCATTGGCGCGTGAGCTGACAAGCACGCATAAACTTGACGCAATGCGACTGATCTACGGTAACGTGCCGGACACGCTCTCACAGCTTATCAGGACAGCTTTTGTTCCATCCCCAGGTAACGTATTCTGCGTTGCTGATTTCTCCGCAATCGAAGCGCGTGTGATCGCGTGGCTCGCGGGTGAAAAATGGGTAATGGATGTATTTGCAGGTCACGGCAAGATATATGAAGCGACGGCGTCACAAATGTTCGGCGTTCCAATTGAATTAATATCAAAAGGTAATCCCGAATATGCTCTCAGGCAAAAAGGCAAAGTCGCCACTCTTGCGCTCGGGTACCAGGGTAGCAGCGGAGCGCTCATCAACATGGGGGCTCTGAATATGGGGCTGCCCGAAGACGAGCTGCCCGACATCGTAACACGGTGGCGTACAGCGAACAAACGAATCGTAGATCTGTGGCATTCTGTAGAACGCTGCGCGATTGAAGCCTTCAACGGTAATCCTTGCGGGACAAATGGGCTCCTGTTCGCGAGAGAGACAGACGTAAAAAACGGACTGGATTTTCTGACAATCACGCTTCCGTCAAAACGCAAATTATACTATGCAAAACCTTTTCTTGCCCCCGGGAAATTTGACAACATGGCGCTTCATTATTACGGGGTCAACCAGACATCAAAAAAGTGGTGCATCGTACCAACTTACGGTGGGAAACTCACCGAAAACATTGTTCAGGCGATCGCCCGCGACTGCCTTGCGGTATCGATGCGAAGACTTGAGGATTGTGGTTACCCGATTGTGATGCACATACACGATGAGGTCGTGGTTGATACGCCAAACGCCGAAAGTCTAAAAAATATCTGCGATATTATGGGATCCCCGATTGACTGGGCGCATGGGTTACTGCTCCGCGCCGACGGGTTTGTAACGGATTACTATAAAAAGGAGTAATGATATGGATCAAAAAACTTTCGATGATGTGATAGACATAACGCTTGAAAAAGTGAGAACAATTCTCGGAAGGAAGCAAGCGGAATACGCAAGAGGCGATCGATTGCATAACTTTAAAGTCGCCGGCGCGATCGCGAATACAACTCCGGAGATGGCTCTGCGCGGAATGATGGCCAAACACGTGGTCAGTGTATACGATCTGATAAAGGATATCGAGGACGGCAAAAAGGTTGAGTTCATATTGTGGGACGAAAAAACCTTGGACACAATCAATTATCTAATTTTGCTCCGCGCGCTCCTTTATGAAAGAGACGGAGTCGGCATATGAAAAAACGAGATTTTATACCAAAAGAAACAGATCCCGTCATTTTTATTCGCGGAAAGAGTTTCAGGATGACAATCAATGCAAGATACCTTTCTTCACTCACGGACAGACAACGCAAACACTTTTGGAAAACAGTAAATAAATAGGAGTACCGCTCCATGAAATATGACAGACAAATAACAATCTCAACCGCCGGAAGCCGCAAGGCAACACTCTGGCCACCGTCAACGCTGATGTGGTCTGAAATGGTAGAACGCCTTGCGGTGCCGCATCGAAGTACTGAGACACTCGCGGAATACCTCGGCTATAAAAAAGGAAAGCAAGACAGCCTAAAGGATGTCGGGGGCTTTGTTGCCGGCACTCTGATCGGTAACCGCCGCAAAGCAAATGCCGCCGCAGGGCGGGATGTTGTCACACTGGATATCGATAATATCCCCGCAGGGGGCACAGCCGACATGCTGCGCCGGGTGGACGCATTGGGTTGCGGGTACGCAATCTACTCAACGCGTAAACACCACGAAGCCGCACCGCGGCTCAGAGTCCTTATCCCGTTGTCACGCACGGTGAGCGCCGACGAGTACGAACCGATCGGACGCAAGCTCGCGAGCCTGATTGACCCGGCAATGGGCGTGTGCGACGCGACGACATTCCAAGCAATCCGTCTGAGGTATTGGCCGTCTGTATCGTCTGACAGCCAATACATCTACACATACGGGGATAAGCCTTTTGCAGATGCTGACGGTATCCTCGGAATGTATGCCGATTGGCACGATGTAACAGGTTGGCCGGAAGTACCGGGGGCGCCTGAGGCACGCAAGCGGATCGCAGACAAGCAGGAAGACCCGACAGCAAAGAACGGAGTGATCGGGGCATTCTGCAAAATTTATGACGTCTACCGATCGATCGACGAATTAATCCCGGGTGTGTATGAGCCATGTGATACCGCGGACAACCGACTGACATTCACAGGCGGATCCACAACCGGCGGTGCCGTCGTCTATGACAACGGGAAATTCCTCTTCAGCCACCACGCAACGGATCCCGCAGGCGGGCAACTCTGTAATGCCTTTGACCTGGTCCGCCTGCATAAGTTCGCCTCACTTGACGATGACGCAAAGCCCGACACACCGACCAACAAACTGCCGTCGTATACCGCAATGTGCAAATTCGCCGTCGCTGACGCGTATGTCGCCCAGCTGATGGCGCAGGAACGATACGAGAAAGCTACCAGTGACTTTTCTTCTCCTGTGGATGATAACACCAACTGGATGACAAAACTTTCAACCTCCCCGACTACCGGGGAAATACAAAAGACAATCGACAACATATTGATCATTCTGGAGAACGATCCGCTGCTTCGCGGCAAAATCGGATATGACGAATTCTCGAACCGTGGCATCGCCCTGGGGGCTCTTCCGTGGAATGCGCAAGATACTCACCGCGAGTGGAGTGATACAGACGATAAGGGGCTGCGCCGATATCTCGAATTGGTGTATAACATTTTTGCGGTAAATAAGACGGACGATGCCTTAGGTCTTGCAGCGCATAACCACACATTGAACGAAGTAGCTGATTACCTTGCTTCCCTCACCTGGGACGGGGTTCCGCGCCTCGACAGTCTTATTATTGACTATCTGGGCGCGAAAGATGACATTTACGTTCGAACTGTGACCCGCAAAGCATTCACGGCCGCGGTCGCAAGAGCGATGCAACCGGGAATCAAATTCGACTGGGTCACGATATTGGTCGGACCGCAAGGCGTCGGCAAATCCACACTGCTGCGACTAATGGGCAGACGCTGGTACTCGGATTCCCTCACCTCTTTTGAGGGCAAAGAAGCCTCAGAGATGATACAGGGCGTTTGGATCAATGAACTCGGAGAACTCTCCTCGCTCAGCCGATCGGAGACAAACATCGCAAAACAGTTTATCAGCAGGACAGATGATATCTACCGTGAACCGTTCGGGAAACGCACTAACAGGTTTCCGAGACGTGGGGTCTTTTTTGGGACATCCAACGAGAGCGACTTCCTGCGTGATCCAACCGGTGAGCGCCGCTTTTGGCCAATAACAATCGCGGAGTTTGAGCCAATGAAAAACGTCTTTACAGAGCTCGCGGATGAGGTCGATCAAATTTGGGCGGAGGCATACGTGCGCTGGCAAATCGGGGAAACCTTATATCTCCCGAAAGAGATTGAAGAGTTGGCCAGACAGCAGCAGGAAGCATACAGAGAATCAAATGCAAAAGAAGGGATTATAGCGGACTTCCTAAGTCGAAAACTTCCTCTCGATTGGAACAGACGTACTGTAGCCGAAAGGCGGGTATATTGGTCTTGCGAATTTAAACCTAATAACGATCAGGGGGAACTCGAAAGGGATCGCGTTTGTGCTGCTGAGATATGGTGCGAATGTTTCAATTCTGACATCAAATATCTTAATCAGAAGGAAGCACGCGATATCAATGCGATACTATCGAGGCTCCGCGGGTGGAAGCGTTATAGGGGGAGATTCGGGGCGTATGGGCACCAAAAAGGTTTTGAAAAAGTGTTGACTAATTATGGTGACCGGTGTGTTGACGATACCCTGTTTTGTTGACACTAGCAAAAAATATCGAATATTTGTTAGCGTTAACCAGATTAAAGGTGTCAACATATGCGTCAACACAAAGGTCAACGCTAAAAACGGCTTACTTATAAGATTAATATATATTTGTTGACTATGTTTACTAATAATCTATAAGGAATATAAAAATAGATAGATTAGAGATATACGAAAACGCCTAAATCGCCTAATTTTATATTATATACACGCGTGCGAGGAAACATGGCCACAAATATAATTTTTCGAGGTATGAGAATGCAGAAAAAATATACAGAAAAAGACATCGAGGTTTATCTCAGAGATAGAGTAAAAGCAATCGGCGGCAAGGCGTATAAATGGTGTCCCCGGGGAAACACGGGGTTGCTGACCGATTTGTGTGCCAGCCCGGAGGCATTGGAAAGCCGGGTTGACCGAAATGCGCGGGAAGAAAACCGACAGCATTGCAGATCGCCCAGCATGCGATCTTAGAGAAAATGGGATTTGATGTTTGGGTGATTGATAGCAAAGAGAAAGTCGACGAATTCATTCAGACAATGGAGAGAGGTGATGCCAAATGAAGTTCGTGCCACACCCGTATCAGACGTACTGCATTAATCGTTTAATTAACGACTCTGCGGTAGGATTGATGCTTGACATGGGCCTCGGTTGACAAAACAGTTATAACCTTAACAGCGGTCAATGATTTGAAATACAACCGCTTCGCAATTACAAAGACGTTAATCATCGCCCCGAAGAAGGTGGCAGAGGCAACCTGGAACAAAGAAGCAGCGAAGTGGGATCATATAAAACACCTTCGGATTATCCCAGTACTCGGATCCGTTGCAAAGAGAATCAAAGCATTAAACACGCCGGGGGATGTTTGGATTATCAACCGTGAAAATGTACCGTGGATCGTCGAATACTATCGAAATGCCTGGCCGTTCGACATGTTGGTAATTGATGAATCAACCAGTTTCAAGAATCACCAGTCGAAACGATTCCGGGCACTCACGTGGATCAGACCCCACGTCAGCCGAATCGTGGAACTGACAGGTACCCCGGCGCCGAATGGGCTGCTTGATCTGTGGGCACAGATGTATTTGCTTGATGAAGGCGCAAGGCTTGAAGAAAGAATCGGGCATTTCCGAGAGAGATATTTTTCATCGGATTATTCCGGATTCGGGTATGACCTGAAACCGGGGGCAGATGAGATCATACAGTCCAAGATATCAGACATTTGTGTATCGATGAAGGCTGATGATTATCTACAGCTGCCGGACATGGTGATCGATGATATCCCGGTTGTGCTTGATCCGAAAGCAGCGACGGAATACAGACGCATGGAGAAAGAGGCGTTGCTACAGGTGGATGAACAGATGATCACGGCAACCACCGCGGCGGCGTTATCAAATAAATTGCAGCAGCTTTGCAACGGGGCGATGTACACCGAAGACCATGAGGTCGTCGAGATCCATACATGTAAGATCGAAGCACTGCTTGAGCTGATCGAAGCGCTTAATGGGCAGCCGGCAATCCTGTTTTACAATTTCATCCACGATAAAGACCGAATCAAAAAAGCACTTGCGAAGTCAAAATTAGAGGTCAGAGAGCTAAACAGTCCACAGGATGAGAATGACTGGAATGATCGAAAAATTGATATTCTGCTTGCGCATCCGGCATCGGCTGCATACGGACTGAACCTGCAGGACGGCGGAAATCACGTGATATGGTTTGGGCTTACCTGGAACCTCGAACTTTACCAGCAGGCGAATAAGAGACTGCACAGACAGGGGCAAAAACAAAAGGTCATCATCCACCGGCTAAGCGTTGTAGGCGGGCGGGATGAAGATATAATCGAAGCCCTGGAAGAAAAAGGAGTAACCCAGGACAGATTGATTGAGAGTTTAAAAGCAAGAATTGAAGAAGCGAAAGGAATAGAGTAAATCATGAAAATATTTATCCTGATAATTATCTTGGCGATGTACGGCGGCGTGCGTTTGGTGATCGATCTGATCCGAGTGTTTCGATACCTGATCAAGGAAGAAATCAAAGCATGGGAGAAGCGCGGCGGAGATAGACTGTTTGTGAAAAAACATGAAAAAAAGTTCAGATGCGATCTACGGTATTCAGACGATGTGAATTTTATAAAAAATGAGAGAGTTTACCATTACTCAGGAGATCCATGCAACACCTGTAAAATTGGCACAGAAGAGCAACGATGCAAAGTCTGTGAGTTGCCGGATCAGGAAGGATAGAGAGTATGACAAAAAGGCGTGATTTAAGATTATCCGAATACGAAATCAGTTCTGATAAATATCGAGAACTTTTATATTTTTGCAGACAGTACGATGAATTAAAAGATAAATTGCTATCATGTTATGATACAAAGGCTGTCAGACTGTCTGACATGCCCAAATCTGGACGAATTTCAAACACAACGGAACATAACGCATTGACGGCAGAAAAGCTATCAAAATCGATTTCATTGATCGAACAGACAGCGACCGAAGCGGACGCAGAGTTGTACCAGTTCATAATCGATAACGTAGCGCACGGAACCCCATACGAGTACTTGCGGAATGTTTGCGGTATTCCGTACGGTCGTGGAAAGTTTTATCTGGCACGCAGAAGGTTCTTTTTCCTGCTTGCGAAAAAAAAATAAAAAGGGGCACTCAGGGGACATACTTTTGTGGTATATTGTTATTAGTGGAAAAAATCAAGGCAGCTCATTGCGGGCTGTCTTTTGTTTTGGAGGACATCCAATGATCAGATTGATACAAACATTAGCCGAAAAGCACCGCAGACATAAATACTTAATTCGCAGATACTGCTACGGAGTCGGTTAATTATGGGAAAATCAAAATGGCCACAAGTACAGTCAAAGTTATTTGAAATTCAGATGTGGTGCAGAGACGGACTTATTGAAAAAGATATTGCTGCGAAATTGGGTATCTCAGAGACGTCATTTAATCAATATAAAAAAGATCATCCAGAGCTTGTTGAAGCCCTTAAAAACAGTAAAGAGATAGCTGATTACAATGTTGAAAATAGCCTTTATAAAAAATGCGTTGGGCATTATGCAAAAGAAGAACGGGCATTCAAGTGTAAATCAGTTTATTATGACGAGGAAGGCAGACGTTGTGAGCGAGAAGAACTTAAGAAAATTGAGGTAGATGTCTTTATTCCTCCCGATACGACAGCTATGGCTATATGGTTAAATAACCGTAAGCCGAAATCATGGCGAAGAAATGCAGGCAAGGAAAAGCTTGATGAAGAAAAATTCGAACACGATAAGCATATTGATGAAAAGAAGTATTGGTAATGTATGATAATGCGCATCAATTTTATTGCAGTAAAAAATGGCGTGATTTATTAAAGGTTCTCCGTATAGAACGAGGCAATACTTGCCAACGTTGCGGAGCTCATGTACTTGATGTAGATTATCTTATCGGGCATCACAAGATACCGATAGATGATATTAACATAAACAATCCAAGTATAACGCTTAACCCTGACAATATTGAACTGATATGCCAAAGATGCCATAACAAAGAAGACAGGCGTTTTGGATTTAATAATATACATAATGTTTACATCGTGTGGGGCAGTCCGCTATCCGGGAAACATGAGATGGTTGCGCAATTGATGAATGATGGAGATATCGTCTGTGATGTTGATGCGTTATGGATGGCAGTAAACGGAAATGAGAGGTATTCGAAGCCGAGCAGATGCAGATACAACGTGTTTAAATTACGTGATGATTTGCTTGATCAGATAGCGACAAGGTAC